GGAACTCAAAATATCTTAGAGTACATAAACAATGAAAAAGAAAATATTCTCATACGCCCAGCCCTTACCACCGAGGCTATCAATCAAATAACCAATTACATTTAGGAGGTATCATATGTCTCAATACAAAGTAGTCAGCGTCATGGATGACGACTATAAAATTGTTATAAATGCAGGTGTTAATAAAGGTATCAAAACAGGACAACGTTTTCTTGTTTATGCCTTATCTGATCACGAAATTTTGGATCCAGACACTAAAGCTTCTCTCGGTTTTCTCGAAATAGTAAAAGGGACTGGTAAAGTAGTCCATGTGCAAGAGCAAATGGCTACCATTGAATCTGACGTATATGAAACATCGCAGCCAACCAAAATAATCCGAAAAAATCCAATGTATGGATTTGGGACTACAGAGGAACAAACCGTGTCAAGAGAACATATTGCTTTTGATAATCCCAAGATTGGTGATTTCGTTAAGCAAATATAAATTTGTAAATTAAAATCAAACTGCATCCAAAGGTCCATCCCAAAATTGTGCTGATTGTCTGCTGGTTAAACTTTGTGTTTTGCCAGCGGATTTTTTTTAAAATTTTCTCAACAATATTAGTAAGAAACTCATTTAATTTTCTCATCGTCTTTCTCACCTCGCTTTCTGTATCAATGGTTGGTATCCTTCTCTCACCTCTTTCTGGGTATTTAATTATTTAGTTGAGTTTTTCTCAACTGCATGGGTAAAAAAATAAGAATGAATATCGGAAAGAGGAATCTCTAATGCAACTATTGCACTCTCCATTTCATCCTGTCCCCAGTCCACCACATTGTTTAATTTATTGCTAACAGACACTTCTGATAATCCAATATTCCTTGAAAATTCAGCTTGCGTGCCAAATTTTTCTCTTATGCGCCCGCGCAATTTTCTATAGTCGTAAGACATTTTCTTTCACCTCCTATAGTTGAGCTTTTCTCAACTGTCTGTATAATACCATTGTCATGTAAATATGTCAATGGCGTTTTTAAGTTTTTCTCAATTTTTATAAATAATCATTGATATTTTCTCAACTCTGTTTTATAATTCTATTAAAGAAATCTTTAAGGAGGTTTTGCTTTGGACAAGGTTGATATAAAAGAAAGAATAAAACAAGGTTTGGAAATTCGTGAAATTACTCAAACTCAGTTGGCAGCAAGGGCCAATATTGATAAAGGACAACTTAGTTCATATATATCAGGAAAATATAAGCCTAGACAAAATAATATAGATGCTATTGCATCAGCATTGAACGTAAGCGAAGCATGGCTTATGGGTTTTGATGTTCCTATGGAAAGAGTTCCCAATAAGGCAGAATCTGTTCAGAGTTCTTCCGTCTCTGCTCAGTGTAAGGAGATCATAGAAGTATGTAATCAGTTGTCTCCTCATAACCAGAGAAAGGTTCTCGCCTACTCTAAGAACCTTCTCTCCACTCAGCAGATGGAAGAAGATCTTCTTGCTGCTCATGCCAGGACGGATGTAGAACAGACTCCTGAGGGTGTTCAGCATGATCTGGATATTATGAATGATGATAGTAAATGGTAATAGAAGGGAGATGTTATTATGCTTTATCCATTTATGACACTAAACGACAATACAGAGATTGTTCATTCTGAATCTCTTCAGAAGGACGGTAAAGAGCAGGTTGAAGTTCGCATCGAAAAACCTGTTTACGGCGGATTCCATTCCGCTTCATGTTGGTTGCCTGATTATAAATGGGAAAATATTGATGGATTCTCTGATGAAGAAATTAAATATTTTCAGGATTATCTGGCATCTGTTGCGCACATTATTATGCAGTTAGCCCGCGAAGGAGGATTTGAAGGAGGTATGGATAATGCCTCGAGTTTTTAAGATTGGTTCTTATATCATATATTTCTGGGTAAATGAAAATGACCCTTTAGAACCAGTACATGTCCATGTATGTGAGGGAGTTCCATCTCCTACCGCAACCAAAATATGGATTACTCGAAACGGTGGATCTCTTCTTTGCCATAATAAATCAAAGATTCCCGCTAAGCAACTACGATTTATCATGCAGACTATAGAAGCTCGAAGCAAAGATGTTCTTGACCTCTGGTATGCAACATTTCATCAGATCAGCTATTATTGCTAATCTGCATTATTTACTTGAATGGGTGATCCCAATTGAACTATGAACAGTTACTGACTGCTGCCGATCAGGAAGGATTGTGCGTCAAAGAGCAGCCGCTTACCGGGCATGACGGCCTGATCCGCGGCAGTCGCATAGCAATCCGAAAGGATATAGAAACACAAGCAGAAAAATCTTGTGTGCTTGCCGAAGAAATCGGGCATTATCGCACCAGCTCCGGAAACATTTTAGACCAGAATAAGGCAGAAAGCCGAAAGCAGGAATATCGAGCTCGGCTTTATGGGTATAATCTAAAGATTGGGCTTACCGGTCTGATCAGTGCTTATGAAGCAGGATGTGGGAATCTTTATGAGATGGCTGAATATCTGGATGCTACGGAGGAATATTTAAAAGAGGCTATGCAGTGTTACCATGCTAAATACGGTGTATACGCTGTTGTTGATAATTATGTCATTTATTTCGAACCATTTGCGGTGATACATATGATTTCATCAGCAGATTAAAGAACGGAGCTGTTATTACCAGATTCGCTATTGGAAAAATATAAGAATTTTGCTATTGAACAGATATTTCGGATGCCGGGGTATCATCAGAAACTAATTGAATTACGTATTCCGAATTAATTCGCTTCGGCGTTTTAATAAAATAAAACATAGGAGGATACCTATATGAAAAAGAAAACGCTTGCTGTATTGTTATCAGCAACACTCGTTACCTCATCCATAACAACAGTATTCGCCAAAGATATTACTGTCACTATTCCAAACTATGCTTCCGATGAAGGTAACTCTAATTTACCAGAAGCAGTGGAAACTGTCACTAATTCTGATGGTTCAATTTCTTACACTCTTGATAAAAAGCAGCAGAAAAAATGGAAGAAAGACTTAAAAAGTAGTTTTGATGATTCTATCAAAGAGATTTTAGATGATGATGAGAACTATCCAAATGTTGAAGATATTACCTATAACGATGATATGACCGAATTTGAAATCAGTCTTGCCTCTTCTGATCTGGCTCCCTCAGAGTATTTTATTGGATTTCTTCCGTTGTTTACAGCGCCAGTTTACCAGCAGGTTAATGGAATTGCAGAAAAGGATGTCGACTATACTCTTGCAGTTAAGGATTCTTCAGATGGTTCCGAAACAACTCAGACTTACGAAGAAAATAAGTCAGACTGGGAATCTTTCAAAGCCTCAATGGGCGGTACTTCCTCAGATGATATGAATAATACGTCCTCTTCCGAAACAAAAGTTGACAAAATTTCATTAACTTCCGATTCTTCCAGTCTTGAATACTCCGGCTTTGAGACTATGCCTTATGAAGATGGATCATCAAACATTTTAGGTATTGTGAAATTTAATTTCACTAATAAAACAGATTCTCCCGATTCCGCAACCAGCTTTTACAATATTAAAGCCTATCAAAATAGTGTTGAGTTAACATGGTATATGGGAAACGGAAATGCCGCATGTGATAACACTTATAAGACTGTACTTAAAGATACATCTATAGAAACAGGATTTGCTTTTATGCTTCAGGATGCAGAAAGTCCAATCACTGTGTATGCTTATGATGGTTTTATGTCTGATTCACCATGTCAGGTGCAAGAAATAGCAATTAAATAAAACAAAACCGCCCCTGCTGGTAACAGGGACGGATCAAGAATCTCCGAAGAGATCCAGTACTTTGGCAAAGATATTGTATCATCTTCGGAGCAGTTGCACAATCAGAACATTTGTGTGGCTGTTATTTTTGTACTTAAAATTACATATTTTATAAAATCGAGGTGATATTTATGAGCAGTAAAGTGGCATGTCTTTACATCCGCGTCTCGACAGAGGACCAAACAGAGTTATCTCCTGATGCGCAGAAACGTCTTTTGCTGGATTATGCTCAGAAGAATGACATGATTGTTTCCGGGGACTTTATCTTTACTGAAAGTGTTTCCGGCCGGCATGCGCAGAAGCGTCCGGAGTTTCAGAAGATGATTGCCCTGGCGAAGCAGCCATCTCATCCTATTGATGTAATCCTGGTATGGAAATTCAGTCGTTTCGCCCGTAACCAGGAAGAGTCTATCGTATACAAGAGTATGCTCAAGAAGGATAATGTAGACGTGATCAGTGTATCTGAGCCACTGATTGAGGGACCTTTCGGCAGCCTGATCGAGCGCATCATCGAATGGATGGATGAATACTATTCCATTCGATTGTCGGGTGAGGTCTTGCGTGGCATGAAAGAAAAAGCCCTGCAAAAAGGCTATCAGACGTCTCCCTGTCTTGGCTATACTGCAGTCGGACATGGAAAACCTTATATCATTAATGAAGCTGAATATGCCATTGTCTCTTATATCATGGACCTGTATGATAATCAGAACTTAGATGAGACAGCTATTGCCAGGCGTTGCAATGATCTCGGGTACCGGACAAAACGCGGAAAACTCTTCGAGCGGCGCAGCGTTGACCGGATTCTTGGAAATCCCTTCTATTGCGGAACTGTTGTCTGGAACGGAGTGGAATTTGAAGGAAACCATGAGGTACGTCTTTCCAGGGAACGGTACGAAAAACGTCAGAAGCTGATCACTTCCCGGAAACGTCCGGTCAAGGCACGGAATGTCTCTGCCTGTAAGCACTGGCTATCCGGTCTTTTGAAGTGCTCTGTCTGCGGGGCCACGCTTTCTTACACCGGTAATAATAAGTGTCCTTATTTCCAGTGTTGGAAGTACGCAAAGGGATTTCATAAGACTTCTGTTGCCTTATCGGTCAAAAAGGCTGAAGAAGCTGTGATAAGTTATTTTGATCAGATCTTAGATGGAGCAGAATTTACATATGTATGCAAAAAGAAAAAGACTGATCATTCACTGCAGATCGAACAGTTACAAAGAGAGATCGGTAAGCTCACCATGAGAGAAAGCAGAATCAAAGAGGCTTATGAGGCAGGCGTAGATACTCTGGAAGAATATAAGAATAATAAGGATCGTCTGGTATCAGATCGGTTAGAATTGACTGCTGCCCTTTCACAGCTATTACAGGAAGAACAGGCAGAGCAGACTGACGCAGAAGAAATCTTGAAAGAGATCCGTTCTGTTGCGGATGTCCTGAAGAATCCAGACGTAGGTTATGAAGCAAAGGGAAATCTGATCAGAAGTGTTGTGGAGCAGATCATATATGATAAGGAATCCGGAAAAATGTCTTTTGACATCATTATTTCCTGAATTGAAAATCCCGCAAACCCGCATAAACACTGGGTTTACAGGTCTATTATAGGGTACTGCACTCCGGTGGCCCGGATGGTGAGATTGGCGCTTCCATGAGATATCTTTCCCAACGATTCACCATGCCAAACCGCATGGCAACAGCCGTCCTAAACGACATCGGCACTGAGGAACTTTCTCATTTAGAAATGGTATCCACCATCGTGCACCAGCTTACTCGAGATCTCTCTATGGAAGAAATTGAGAAATCTGGATTCGGTCCGTATTATATCGATCATACTGTAGGAGTCTGGCCACAGGCAGCAGGCGGAGTGCCATTTAATGCCTGTGAATTCCAGAGTAAAGGAGATCCTATTACCGATTTATTTGAAAATCTTGCAGCAGATGGTGCAACTGCATAAGTGCAACATAGAAGTGTTAAGTAGAAGTTCTATATAATCTGGTGTGCCAGACACCAGATTTTA